TCCCCCGGCGGGGGAGGGAGACGTTCGGAGCGCTGCGGATCGAAGGCTACGCCTCACTCTGGGGCGTGGCGGATCTGAACGGCGATGTGGTGGCGCGGGGCGCGTTCGGCGACAGTCTGGCGCGGACAGGGGCGGACGGCGTGCGGATGCTGCATCAGCACGAGGCGCGGGCCGTGGTCGGGGTCTGGGACCGGATGGTCGAGGACGACCGGGGACTATGGGTCGAGGGCCGGATCGAGGACTGGTCCGCCGAGGCGCGGTTCGCCCAGGCGCTGAGCAGAGCGGGGGCGCTGGACGGCCTGTCGATCGGATTTCGGGCGGCGAAGGCGCGGCGTGACGGGCGGTTGCGGGTGCTGAGCCAGGTGGAGCTTTGGGAGGTGTCGCTGGTGACGTTCCCGATGTTGCCGGGCGCGCGGTATCGGGTCGGATAGGGCTGACCATCGATGACTTGTTGCTGAAATAGGCCCGGCGAATGATGCTCCTTCCAAGATGAGCAACACCCTGATGTCTTCGATGCTGCTGGCGGTCGTGGTGCTCCTGTGCGCCGGTTGTAACGAGCCACGGCAGGTCGCCACCGCTCAAGCCGCCTGCGCCGTCGCGACGGAACGGGTGACGTCCGAAAGGCGCCTGCCGATCAGCCATGTCGCCATGTGTGACAACATCGCCGAGGCCGACAGTCCGGACGGCTATTATGTCCTGGCCATGCTGGCCTACTGCAAGGAAGACGTCTGCGGGAGCACCAGCATGGGCTGGTTCGCGGTCGAGAAGTCGACGGGCGAGGTTTTCGAGATCGCAGATGTGACGGACTGGCGGATTGGGCGACGCATCGGACCTGGAGCCTGACGCCTGGAGTGAGCGGGGTCAGTCCTTGCGGGAGGTCTGGAGGCTGGCGAGCGCGCGCGCGATCGGGTCGAGGGCTTTTGGATGTCGGAGCGACTGGCACAGCCAGAAGGCGCCGACGATGAGGAAGACGCCGGGCAGGTCGGTCAGGAACCAGAGCAGGATCGCGATGCCAGCGACCATGACGCAGATGCCGATGAAGAGGCTGGTCTGGGCTTCGTCGAGTTTCGGCAGGGGCGTCTTTCCGACCTTCGCGAAGGGGCTCCGGTCTTCCCGGCCCGTGTCCTGAAGGCGCTGTAGCGGGCCAACGTTGACGAGCGGGGGATCGAGGTGTTCGGGGTTGGACCGTTCCGGATCGACCCAGGTGTGGAGGTCAAGCAGGGGGCTGGGCTTCATCACCGCCGCCGGATCGAACCGGATGGATTTTCCCTGACCGTCGACGGTGAAGACGGTGTGGAAACTGGTCGTCGCGAAGTCGATCTGGTCGGTCTCCATATCAAAGGCCTCGCCCTCCAGATTCAGGAGGACGCCCTCGCGCAGCCGGACCTTGAAGGCCATCGAACCGGGCAGGTCGCCGACCATCGCGTGGACGGTGCCAAAGACACCGGACGGGGTCAGCCGGGGCGCCGGGCGGCGCGGGCTGACGATCATCTCGGTATAGGAGCCGTGGCCCGTGTTGCGTCTGGCGCCCGGCAGACTTTCCTCGAACGGGCCGGCCAGATCGGGAACGACATCGCGCAGGTCCCAGGCGAGGGCGCGCATGACGGCGATTTCGAGCGGGGTGTAGGGCAAGGGGGCTAGACGCCGGGCGCGGCGTTCTTCCGCCGGTCCAGCCAAGCGAAAATCGTCTGGACGGTCAGGTCGGCGACATAGCCCAGAACCATCAGAAGCAAGACGCCGTCGTAGAAGGGTTGCACATCGGCCTGCGATGCGCCGTGGCGCTCCAGCCAATGGCCATAGGCGAAGCAGGCCGCCGCGCCGAGGAACACAAGCGAACGCAGGATACGCTCGAGAATCGAAACCCTGCGCGTTTCAGGTGATGCCAAAAGCCGGCCAGAGGCCCGGTCGCGGTGGTTCTGAGCCGTCGCAGAGATGCCCAGCAGGATGACCCAGCAGACCATCAGGGTCGCGCCCACCCACGGCCCCCAGGGCTTGAAACCATAGGTCGCGACAGCCCCGCTGAAGGCCGCGACCGTGGCGATCAGAATGACGCGAGGTCCGGGCTCTGCCGCGGATCGTTCGTCGAACTCATTCGGGGCGGGATTTTCCACGCTCGAACCCTAACCGCGATCCGCGGTTTCTCAAACCGGAGACATCATGAAAGAGATCAAGACCGCCTCGGTCACCCCCGAGGCGCGCGCCGCCATGCATGAGATGATGGCGGCGTTCGAGGCGTTCAAAGGGGCCAACGACGCCCGGCTGGACGAGATCGAGCGCAAGAGCTCGGCCGATACGCTGCTGGAGGAAAAGGTAGCGCGGATCGACCAGGCGGTGGGCGCGGCCCAGGCGCGGCTGGACCGGGTGATGAGCGAGGCGCGCAGGCCTCAACTGGCGGGCGGCGAGCCGGCGTCTGTCGCGACGGCCCCCGAGGCCAAGGCGGCGTTTGACGGTTATATCCGCACCGGCCGCGATCTGGGGCTGGAGCTCAAGGCGGGTCTGTCGTCGGCCTCGGGATCGGGCGGCTATGTCGTGCCGCCGGAGACCGAGCGGGCCATCGAGCGGCGGCTGATGGCGGGCTCTCCGATGCGGGAAATCTGCACGGTCCGCACCGTGGGTTCGGGGGTGTTCAGAAAACCCGTGTCGACGGCGGGGATCGCCTCGGGCTGGGTGGCAGAGACCGCCGCGCGTCCCGAGACGGACCCGGCGACCCTGGCCCTGCTGGAGTTCCCGGCCGCCGATCTCTACGCCAATCCGGCGGCGACCCAGAGCCTTCTGGACGACGCCATGATCAACCTGGACGAATGGCTGGCCTCCGAGGTCGAGGATGCGTTCGCCGCCCAGGAGACCACGGCCTTCGTCACCGGCGACGGGGTGAACAAGCCCAAGGGCTTTCTGAGCTACGCCATCGTGGCGGATGCGGGCCATGCCTGGGGCGACATCGGCTATGTGGCCTCGGGCTCGGCGGGCGCGTTCGCGGGCTCCAATCCGTCGGACAGGCTGATCGACCTGATCTATTCGCCCAAGGCCCAGTATCGTCCGAACGGCCGGTTCGTGATGAACCGCAAGACGGTCGGGGCGGTCAGGAAGTTCAAGGACGCGGACGGCAACTATATCTGGTCGCCGGCGACGCGGCCGGGCGAGACGGCCAGCCTGCTGGGCTATCCGGTCACCGAGATCGAGACCATGCCCGACATCGCCGCCAACAGCGCGGCCATCGCGTTCGGCGACTTCCAGCGCGGCTATCTGATCGTGGACCGGGCCGGGGTGCGGGTGCTGAGGGACCCCTATTCGGCCAAGCCCTATGTGCTGTTCTACACCACCAAGCGGGTCGGCGGCGGGGTGCAGAACTTCGACGCGATCAAGGTGATGAAGTTTAGCGCGAGCTGACGACCGTTGTTTCCTCCCTGTCGCCGCTTGGCGATGGGGAGGTGGCGCGACGCTTCTTCAGCGGCGTGACGGAGGGGTTCTGAGCCTCGCACGCGGCATGCGCTTCAAGAGCCCCTCCACCACTTCGTGGTCCCCCTCCCCATCGCCAAGCGGCGACAGGGAGGAGACGCGCTTCCATGATTGGAGATTTCCATGACCGCACCCGTGAGCCTCACGGAGGCGAAGCTGTTTCTGCGCGTCGAACATGGCGCGGAGGATGGGCTGATCCAGACGTTGATCGATGCGGCGCGGCTGCGGGTCGAGGGGGAGGTGGGCGCGGGCCTGACCTCCACCTCGGCGGCGCCGTTGCGGTTGGCGATCCTGATGCTGGTTCTGCGCGCCTATGAGCGGGGCGAGGCGGATATGCCGATCGGGCCGGTGACTGCTTGGATCGCGCCGTATCGCGAGGTGCGGCTGTGACCCCCTCTTTGTCGCGCTACCGGCCTTCGGCCTACTTGAGCGCACGCACGCTGGCGGAGCTGCTGGCGCCGGTGGAGGCCGAGACCCCCTATGGCGGGCGGGCGGTGACGTTCGAGGCGCTGGGCGCGGCCTGGCTGGCGCTGGGTGTCAGGCGGTCGCGCGAGCGGGTCGAGGACGACATCGCGCGCGCGGTCGAGACCCTGGAGGCCGAGGTTCGCGTCGATGCGCGGCTGGTCGAGGGGCGGGTGCTGAGGTTCGGCGGCGGGGACTGGACGATCCGGCGGATCGACGGCGATCCGCTAAGGCCGAGCCGGGCGATGCTGAGCCTGGAGCGCGGCCGATGAGGGATCATGAGAGCGGGCTGCAGAAGGCGTTGATCGCGTGGCTGAGGGCCGATGCGGCGGTGCAGGCCCTGCTGGGCGAGCCGGCGCGGATCTGGGACGAACCGCCGGCGCAACCGCAGTTTCCGCACCTGAGGGTGGGGGCGTCGCAGAGCCGGGCGGTGGCGGCGGACGAGTGCGGGGTCGAGCACGCGGTGACGCTGCACTGCGTCTCGCGCTTTGCCGGGACCGAGGAAGCGCGGGCCGTCTGCGCCGCCGTGCGGGCGAGGCTGGAAGGGGCGTCGGTCGAGGCGGACGGGGTGCGGACCATCAGTCTGAGAACGACCTTCACCGACGTGTTCCGAAGCGCGGACCTGCGCCGGACCTATGGGATCATCCGGGTCAGGGCCGTGACGGAAGAGATTTGATCCTCACCCGCGCAGCGGGGGAGGGGGACCATGCGCAGCATGGTGGAGGGGGCGAAGGCGGGCACGGTGTCTGGGGTGGGGGCCCCCCCCCCCCCCCCGGGCCCCCCCCCCCCCCC